TTTATTAGATTCCAACATGGTTGACATCATCGAAGAACGCAATTCCTCCATCGAAAAACTTCTCAATGACTAATCAAACTTTCTCCGATTTCAAAGCACAAAAGGACGCACAAAACACAATTCAGTTGAACGTCACAAAGTACGCAATGATGCTATGTGATGCACTTTCAATGGACTTTCAAAAGCAGTATCCTAACAGCAACAAAGATAAGAGATTCTACCTTGATTCTTCAGGTCGTAAGTATCACAAAATCTGGGATGCTGACATCTGCCCTAATACACAAAGAGAATCACGTACGTGTCATGCATTCATCGATAAAAAGACTGGATCAGTATACAAACCAGCATCATATAAAGCACCTGCTAAGCACGAACGTTTCAACTTGAACATCATTGAATCGAGAGAAGAATGCCTAGCAAAATGTGATTGGGCAGGAGGATATCTTTACCTACGATGATCAAGTAAACGACTTAATCCTAATTTCTTCATTGACTCTATCACTCATGAATCGTTCTGAACTTCAAGATGATCTAATCACACAGATGATTGATGACATGGACCTGAAAACTATGGCATCACTTTTGTATGATTACATGAATCACAATTATGATAAGTATACCGAAGAAGAATTGCTCGAAGAAGTTAAAGAGTATTATCCACACATTCTAGAAGACTAATACCAACTCAACTATACTATTCAACACTTTCATCATCATGACTAACACAATCATTCTTACATCAGAAGAGCATGGATGTGCCTATTCTATTGATAGTGAAGGAACGTTATTCTATACGCCAATGTTTACAGATAACAAGGTAGATATAGAGGATTGGAATGAAGTAGATCATATGGCAATGTTAGGAGAAGAGCAGTCAATACAGGATGAGATTAACAACGTACATGAGCAGTTGATTACACTTAACAAGGCACTGGGTTGGTATTATCAAAGTTGATACTTCTCTAAGCACTTATACTTACCAAAACAGTCAAAAACACATAAAAAACGATTAAAAAAACGTTTATAAATATGTTTCTGTTTTTTATAGTAAGAGTTACCCCGGAGAGTATTCCTAGTGTCTTCGGGGTTACTTAGCAGTGTTTGAGTAGTGTTTATGACCTTAGAAATGTGCTCGGGTCTTGTGGTCTTAGCGCGTAATCTAACGGGCGTCAAGTATAAAAAACCGAACCGCCACAAAAATTCACACAGGACCCCGGAAAAAATCCAATCCATTAAGTGGCACAAGCACACGGCACAGGACCCCAAATCCGTGTATATTAAAAGAGTCAAAGGAACACAACCAACCATGCGTAAGATCGAAGCACAAATGAACGCAGCAGTTCAGAACAATGCTAATTGGTCTTCAGGTAACACCACAGTTCACTTCAACGAGGAAACCGGCGAGAGTCTGATCCGCCTGCATGGTAACCTCATCGCCATCGTTGATGAGGACTCTATGAAGATCTTTGATGGTGGATTCCAGAGCAACACTACCAAGAGCAGACTTAACGCTTTATGTGATGCTTTCTGCATTGCTGGTGAAGGTGTATTTCAGAAAGATTTTAAGTGGTATGTTCGCAAGTTCATTGCAGAATCTTCCATCACTGGTAAAGTCTACAATGTAGAAGATTTCACCAACGGTTACGTGTTTGCCTGATTGCTCTAATTCCTTACATTTTTTCTCACTCTAATATGACTCCAATTCTCCACATCGAACACCCTGAGGATTCTATCCTTACCGGCGACCTTTCTTTCCTGGACGCTATACAGAACGAAGGCACGCTAAGTGTTAAGATGGACGGAGCACCCGCTATCGTTTGGGGCACTAATCCTGCCACGGGTAAGTTCTTTGTGGGGACCAAATCTGTCTTCAACAAAGTAAGAATCAAGATCAACGAATCTCATGAGGACATTGATACTAACCACAGCGGAGAGGTTGCTAACATTTTGCACCTGTGCTTAGATTATCTTCCTAAAACAGATTGCATCTATCAAGGTGACTTTATCGGTTTCGGCGGTAGTGATGAATATACTCCGAACACAGTTACTTACAAGTTTCCCGAAATCGTAGACGAGGTTATTATCGTTGCACCCCATACGGTTTATGAGACTGAGACGACCCTACGTGATGCCGTCGCTAAACCATTGCGTGAACCACTATCTAACACTGTGTGCTGCCGGTTCGTGATGCCTACTTGCACGGGTCTGTGGGAGTTACCTCCAGCGATGACTGCGATCATGACGTTGTTACCTACCGTGCAGTTCGTGAGTGATAAGGAAGCAGCACAGATTCGCATCAATGTGAACCGAACGCTGCGTGAGAGTAATGCACTGCGAGTCGAGGACTTTAACGGCAATGTAACACTCATGCACCTCTACGGTTTGGTTCAGTATGTCAAAGAGGAATTGCATCATCAGTGTAGAGTTCTCGACGGTCCTGCTGCTTATATCGGATATGATCGGATTACGGCAGAGGGTTATGTCTACTCCTACGGCAGTAAGGTATACAAACTAGTCTTACGAAAGGTCTTCAGTGTTGCTAACTTCAACAACACTAAGTTTGACAAACTGGCAGCAGTCTGATAGAATACAGTTATACTCAAAGACCAGTTATTTGGGGTTGCGTTCTTGTGCGCCCCCGCCCCTTAGCTAAAAACGCCTAACTACCCTAACCTACAACGAACCAAAAACGCGAGAGAGATATTAAACGAAAAAAAAATTTCCCAGGTAGAAACCCCCATGGAAACCCCCGAAGAGAAAAAAATTTCGCCCAGTAAAAATTCCACTGTACCCCTCACGGTATCACTCGGAGTATTATTTGCGGGAGTCGGCGGGTTGATACTAGCAGGATATCGGCACGGTCACATGAATATCGGAGCAGTCTTCAAAAACCTCGGTTAATATATACTCCAAGAGTGCGTAGATTTACTATGAATATTTCAATCGATACCTATGAGAAAGAATTAATCATAGAAGCACTTGAATTTCGTATAGAGAATGACGAGGAACTGATAAGGGATTATAGTACGAAAGAAGAACTTACATATCTCTTGGAGAGATTATCTGACGAGTACTAAATATTGGTACGGACATTGACCTGAGTGACTGTCCGTGTTATAATAACATTATCCAATATCAGTTGAGCATGGCTAAAGGATTTACAGTAAAGACTGCTGCACCAACTCCAAAGAAGGAAGAGTTTAACTTAGAGGCAGCAAAAGAAATGATTCGTGGTAAGACAGTGGTGTTCTGTCTACCTGGTAGAGGTTGTTCATATACATTCTTGAAGAACTTCGTACAACTCTGTTTTGATCTTGTACAGTCTGGTGCAAGTATTCAGATCAGTCAAGATTACAGTTCCATGGTGAACTTTGCACGGTGTAAGTGTTTAGGTGCGAATGTTCTCAGAGGACCTTCACAGAAACCATGGGATGGTAATCTTCCATACGATTACCAGTTGTGGATTGACTCTGATATTGTCTTCAACACAGAGCAGTTCTTCCGTCTTGTAGCAATGGACAAAGATATTGCTGCTGGTTGGTATATGACTGAAGATGGTCGCACGACTTCTGTGGCACACTGGTTAGAAGAAGGAGACTTCCGTAATAATGGTGGTGTGATGAACCATGAGACTGGTGAATCCATGTCGAAGCGTAAGAAACCGTTCACCGTTGATTACACCGGGTTTGGATGGGTTCTGATTAAGAATGGAGTCTTTGAGAGTCTTCCTTATCCTTGGTTTGCTCCGAAGATGCAGACGTTTGAATCAGGAGAGGTCCAAGATATGTGTGGAGAGGATGTGAGTTTCTGTCTTGATGCTATCGAGAAAGGTTACGAGATCTGGTGTGACCCTGTGATTCGTGTGGGGCATGAAAAAATGCGCGTGATCTGATGAGTGCTTATGTGCTGATGATGTGCTATACTGGGTGGGGTTATAACCGCCCGTTTAAAAAATCGCGAAAAAACAAACTATGGCAAAGATTAAGAAGAGTCTGAGTGGCAACGTGATGATCGAGTCTCGCCCCAAGAAGACTCGTCAAGGTTCTGGACAACATACCAAGTATGCTGCATCCAGTGGTAACCCCAAACCAAAGCGTTATCGTGGACAGGGCAGAGGGTAAATACCTGAAGATACGATATATCGATGTATTGTCGAATTAGATTAAAGGATACAAACTATCAGGAGGTTTCTAACTACAAACTTCTTGATAGTTCTTTTTATAAAGAATGCTTTGAGATCTATCACAAGTATTGTGACTACAAAGAGTTTGATAGTGTCATACCAATCTTTCGTGAGGAGTTTGAACAGAATAACTCTGATATCGTTGGATACTATGATGGTGATAAACTTGTCGCATTTTCATTAGTCTATCGTTTTGATAGTGTTAATTCTGTCTTTGCTGACCAATTTGCATGGGACTATGAAAATCCAAAACTTTATATTGGTAAGAAGTCATTAAAAAACGAATGTGCCATATATAAAAAACTTGGATATGATTATTTTTATTTGGGTGAGGATTCTGATTACAAATCAGAATTAGACGGCTATGAAGTATCGCAATTTTTTAAGGAATGGCAAAGTTAATTTCAAATCTACCAACAAAAAAGGTATGGGTGAGAAGAGAATATCTTCGTGATTTTCAAGATGGACATGGAGAATACGTAGAAGGTATCTGGGTTAGTGCAAAGTCCATACAAGGACGTGCATTCTACTTTGAGACCTATCTGCCTGAATATGGTGCAATGTTCGATAAACTGCCCATATCGGCGTTCCTAGCGCGTCCAGAGAAACCAGATCCTGATATGGACCTGGTAAATCTTCAGTTTTGGAACTGTATGGACTATGATTTCGTTGTGATCGAGAAACAATTCGTATCACCAATGGAATGGGAAGTCAGAACAAGACACTTTGGTAACCTCAAAGGAAGTTACATTTGTACTTTAGACAACTATCATGGAGATTTCAATCAAATTGATGCTTCAACGAGTGAGTTACCTGATGAACATAAGTCATTTAATCTGATTGAATTGAGAAATGGTCAGTTTTGCCTGTATCCAAACAACAGATGTCGCATCTATGACACTTCAATGACTCCTGAAAAACCTAAAATTCCTGATTTCAAGGTATCGACACGTATTTTCCAAACTGAAAACGATACTAACTGGGGAAGACTAGGTGATTGTGACGATTATTTCTGGACAACACCTGATGAGAGACAAAAAGAATAAACATATTCGGAAATGGATTCGCAATTTATCTAAAGTTAGACCTGAACTGGGAAATTTTTCGTTATGTCCCTTTGCTTCAACTGCTAATTTTCTAATTATAGAAAAAAATCTAGATAAAATTGTTCCAATTCCTGAATATGATGTTGTAATCTACATTGTAGAGGATCATCATGAGAGTGATTTTCTTTATAACGCCGTAGATGACTATAATCTGCAGTATCCAGGTTATAAATTTCTTTCTGATGCTAGAAATGAAGATACTTTTATCAATGGCATTCAGTCAAATAATGGAAAATACAACTTAGTTCTAGCACAACCAAGAAAAGATCTTCTAGAAGCGAGAAAAAAACTTGCCAAAACAAATTATTATGACAATTATGATCAAGATTATCTAAAAGAAGTTCTTGAAGAAGATTTTGATATCATACACCAAGAAATAAATACTAAAAAAGAGGAAAATGGGTAACTCACCAGTTGATAGAGACAGCAAGTACATGAAAGAAACATGGGGAACAACGCATTTGGTCACAGATCATTGGTCATTACCCGGTGAAGCACCTCAAGATACTCCTGTTGAGTTGAAAGAAGTGCTTAATGACGAGGCAAAACCCGTTGGTGGTGCCAAAAAGCAGGTACTTTCGGAAGAATCACCTTACGATTCAATACCAAATCGATACTAACCATTATAGATAGTATGTTGAAGTGTATCGAAGCAGATGCCAATTAAGCGTTCACGTAGTTTTAGGGATATTAGTCTCTCTTTTAAGCGTCATCCCATTACGAACGATGTGACCGTCCTCAAAAATGAGGACGCAATCAAAAAATCTGTCATAAATCTCGTCCGAACTGCAATTGGAGAAAGATTTTTCAATGATATTTTAGGAACATCTGTTGCTGATGCACTTTTTGAATTAGATACATTTGATAATGATGTATTAAGGGAAGAAATTATTGCATTACTGCAGAATTATGAACCTAGAATCGAACTGACCAATGTTTTTGCTGAGTGTCAGACCGATTCTAACGACTTATTCATTAAAATTGAGTATGACATTGTTGGATTACCAACCCCTACACAGAATATAGAGTTCCTCTTACAACCTTCTAGGATATAATGGCATTCAATCAGTTTACCAATCTCGATTTTAATGATATCAGAGAGCAGATAAAGGATTATCTGCGGTCGAATAGTAATTTTACGGACTTCGACTTTGAAGGATCGAACTTTTCGATCTTAATCGACACGTTAGCATATAATTCTTATATCACTGCCTACAATACTAACATGGCAGTGAACGAATCGTTCATTGATAGTGCGACATTGAGAGAAAATGTCGTATCATTAGCAAGAAATATTGGATATGTTCCCAGATCGAAGAAATCGGCAACTGCAAGGATCACCTTCAGTGCTCAAGTTAACGCTAGATCGGTCACATTGAAGAAAGGTGTGGTTGCACTGGGCGGTGCAGAGAACTCAAACTACATTTTCTCGATTCCAGAGGACATTACAGCAAGTCCAAACTCCCAAGGAGTAGTGACTTTCAGTAATATTGAGATTTTTGAAGGAAACTTACTGAAAAAGACCTTTGTAATCGATGATTCTCAACCAGATCAGAAATATATCTTACCAACTCCGAATATTGACACCTCTACTATCCGTGTTCGGAGCGTTGGAACTGCAATAGAAGAATATACTCCATATACAAACATTTTTAACGTTAATTCCGACACTCGTTTGTATCTCGTACAAGAAATCTCGGATGAAAAGTACCAAATTCTCTTCGGAGACAACATTTTAGGTAAGAGACCTGCAAATGGAGCAAAGGTTGAGGTCACTTATATTGAAACAAGTGGTGAAGCAGCAAATGGTGCAAGCAATTTCACGTTCTCTGGTCAATTAGTTGCCAGAAAAGAAGGAAAAGACCGAAATGTAACAAATAACATCTCCGCCATAACGACCCTACAAGCGGCGGAACAGGGTGATGACATAGAAGACATCGATACTATCAAATACCTTGCTCCTAGGGTCTATGCATCGCAATACAGAGCGGTCACTGCTGATGATTACACTTCACTCATACCTTTTCTGTATCCTAACGTCGAATCTGTCTCTGCATATGGTGGTGAAGATCTAGATCCGCCACAATACGGTAAAGTCTTCATTACAATCAAACCTAAGAATGGTGATTTTCTCTCTGATATCGCAAAAGACAATATTAAGAGTAAATTGAAGGAATACACCATTGCTGGTATTCGTCAAGAGTTTTTAGATCTGAAATATCTGTATGTAGAGTATGATAGCACAGTCTCATACGATCCAGGAACTGTTACAAATACAGAAGATCTGTTTACTAGAGTTACAAATGCAATTGTAACCTACTCTAAGTCTACTGATATCAATTCTTTTGGTGGAAGACTGAAATATAGTAAACTTCTCCGTCAAATTGATAATGTTGATACTGGAATTACTTCAAATATCACAAATCTAGTGATGAGAAGGAATTTGGTCCCCGCATATAACGCTCTTGCCAATTATGAACTCTGTTATGCAAATGCATTCCATGCTGAGGTCGAAGGTTTCAATCTAAGATCATCTGGATTCACAGTTTCTGGTATCAGTGGAACTTGCTTCTTGACTGATGTCCCCGATACCGATATTACCATCCCAGGAAGACCCCAACAGGTCACACCAAAGACTGGATCTATATCAATCTTCAAATTTAATGAAGAAAGAGAGATTGTAAATGTTATTGAGAATGCTGGAACTGTTGATTACGTAAAAGGTGAGATTATTCTTTTCCCAATCAACATTTCATCGACAGTTCTTGATAATCGTATTGAAATTGGGGTCACACCTGAGTCAAATGATATTGTCGCAAAAGAGAATCTTTATATCGTCCTAGATACTACAGGAAAAAGTATTTTAACGTTGAAAGAAGACTTGATTACCTCTGGATCCAACAGATCTGGTACTAATTACATTCCTCCTTCAAGTTTCACCAGTAGCAGAAAATTCACTCGATAAGAAATGTCAGATAGTAAAGTAAAAATCTCCAATATTCTGGAAAGTCAACTTCCAGAATTTATTTTAGATGATAATCCACTCTTTAAAGACTTTTTAGAGCAATACTATCTGTCTCAGGAACATGAGTACGGAACAATCTTTCTTGCAGAGAATATTGATAGATTAAAGGATGTTGATAGTTACGTAAATCTCAAATTTACTACAACTACACCAAAACTGACTAAATTTGTTTCAAACAACGATGATTTGATTGAAGTTACCAATCATTCGGGATTTTTGCCAAAAAATGGACTTGTAAAAATTGATCAAGAGATTTTTACGTATACTGGTAAATCATCTTTTTCCCAAAAGGTCACTTTAGTTGATCCGACTGCAAATACCATCAAATTGACATCTACTGTCGGTTTAGATTCGTTTAGATCGCAAAGTATTATTTTTGATACTTCATTTTCCAATGTTATTGCTGGTCAGACGTATTATGTCACAGAAGTTATAGATTCTAACACTATTACAATTTCTGATGACCCAACTACTCTTGATGATGTATTAGATCTTGACGAAACTAACCCATTAGGTGCAACTCTTCCTACTGCTACCAATTTTGCCTTCACTGGATGTGTTAGGGGATTTTCTGGCATTGATGATGTCAGTGGAGAGTTCTTAAACTTTAATAATAGTCGAACTGCATTCCATGAAGCAGGAACGACTCTTACTAATCTTGGTCTGGTATTCTTAGCAGAATTTTTCATCAAGTACAAGAAGATGTTCTTGCCTGGTATTGAAGAGAGGCAATTCCAAAGCGTTAATATCGATAATATCCTTTCAAGAGCAAGAGATTTTTACAGTTCAAAGGGAACTGACACTTCATTGAAAATTCTCTTTACTGTTCTCTTTGGAAAATTCGTTGAGGTTCTGAAACCATTTGATAATACAATTCAGGCATCTGCTGCCGACTTCTCGCAGTCAGATGTGGTGGTTGTAGAGGCAATTGAAGGAAATCCAAGAAATCTTGGAGAAACTACTTTACTTCAGGGATCAATTGATAATCCAACTGCAAAGGCTATCATTTCAAGAGTTGAAACTATACTCTTAGGTTCAACATATTATCATAAGTTATTCTTCCCTAAGAATACTATTGAAAATAAGTTTATAGTCAGCAAGAAGACTAAAGTCTTAGGTGTTGGTGTTACAAATACAACTCTAACTGTTGATTCGACTATTGGATTCCCAGAAAGTGGTTCATTCCTTAATAAGAACAATGAAGGATTGGAATCAGTTACATATGAAAGTAAGAGTGCTAATCAATTCTTTAACTGTGTAGGACTTTCTACGACTCTTGCAGAAAATGATTCAATTATTGATGGAAACTTTGTATATGGTTATGAGAATAACGATATCAACAAACTCGTCACTATGCGAGTTGTTGGTACAGTCATAGGAGTTGCAGAAAACAAAAAAGACACGAGTCAGTTCAGAAAAAATGATGTGCTTCGAGTGAAGCATCTTGGCGAAAAAGTAGATGAAGATGATGTTAGATTTAACAGATGGTTCTACAACAATGTAGTGCTTACGTCTGTTGATAGTGTTAGTGGAACAACGTTTACGACCGAAGTTGACCACCACTTATACAAGGGCGACAAAGTTGATATTTTGCTGAAAAATAATAAATCTGTATTAGAAGAAAATCTGGATGTTTCTGATGTAGACAACAGAAAAACATTTACGGTTTCTGGAAATATAAGTAATACTTTTGTCAACACTAAGGATTATCTCATCAGGAAAAAACTTGATTTTGGATCTGATAAACTCAATGCTGATGGTGTTTTAGCAAATATACAAAATAGTTTTATTGATGCAGACAAGAATGCATATATTGCCTTCTCAGGACTTCCTGGTTACGATAACATAGAACTGACGAATAGATCTAAAACTTTTACTGAATCGGATATAGATCAAGTTAATAATAAGATCAATATTCCCAATCATAATTTCAGAAATGGTGAAAGAGTATATTATGAATTAACCTCTGGTGTTACTGGTATTGCGACAGGAAATTATTATGTTTTTATAATTGACATAAACAATATAAAACTAGCATTCAGTCGTGCTTCTCTTAATAATCAAGTTTTTATTAATTTTACTGGTGTTAGTGCAGGTAGTGAGCACAAACTGACTCCGGCATCTCTGTTTAATAGAAATCTGGTTAATCAGAATAATTTCAAGAGAATCAATAGAAAACCAAAAGCAGCAACTGAACATAAAGATATTATTGGACCAATTGGTGTTGCTTTAAATGGTGTTGAATTTCAATCACCAATTTCAAAGGATTCTATTTTCTATGGTCAGATTGACTCTATTAATGTTTTAAATTCAGGAACTGGTTATGATATTGTAAATCCACCACAAATTGGAATTGCAAATACTGATGGAAGTGCTGGTGCCGCTTTTGTGGGACAATTTATAGGAAAGATTGAAGATATTAATCTTACTGCTCCTGGTTTTAATTACGTAGAAACTCCTGTTGTTACAATTTCTGGAGGAAATGGAACAGAAGCGACTGCTGAAGCAAGACTTAGAGGATTCTTCTATGATAAGTCATTCAGCGATTTTGATGGTGTAAAACTTGCTAGTGATGTTATCAGTATTCCTGGGCATAGATTTGCAGATACTGAAGAGGTCATATATTCCTCTACTGGAACTCCTATTGGTATTGGTAGCACCTCAGTTGGATTTGGAACAGATAGACTGACATCAGAAGCAATATACTTCCTTAGAAAAGTCAGTGCCACTGATGTAAAAATCCATGTATCAAAATCTGATGCAGTAGCTGGTATTAACACAGTCAATATAAATGACTTTGGGACTGGCACTCATAACTTCAGATCTAGAAATCAGAGAAAGATCGTTGACAGAATTGTTGTTACAAGTTCTACTGATGACTTCTCTAGTAGGAAAGTGGTTGTAGATGGTATAGCATGGCCACCAGCAGATCAGAAAGATATTTACAAATCTTTTGTAGGTGTCAATATTGAGCAGAATTATATCTACGCAAGGAATCACTCTTTCAAAACTGGTGACAATGTAGAGTATTCATTTGATGGTACTATTATTGGTGGATTGTCAACATCGGCAAATTACAAGGTAACCGTCTTAGATGAGGACAGATTCCTCCTAAGTGAAGCAGGAACACCAACCGCTATCAGTAGTGTTAATTTTGATAAAAAATCTTATGTAAACCTTACCAGTGTGGGTGTCGGTACACATACGTTCCAGTATCCAGCAATCACTGTTAAGATTAATGGAATTGTTTCTGCTGGAAATACTGATGTTGTTCCTTCTTACTATACTGCTGTTGGTTCTCCTGTAATCCTTGGAAAACTTGACAATGTATTTGTCAGAAATGGTGGTGTTGGATACGGTGTGTCCAATGTAATGAACTACAAGAGAGACATTGAAGTTAAGGTCGAGACTGGAAAGGGAGCAGACGTTAAAGCAATTGTTGTTAATGGAAAAATTGTTTCAGCATATGTTGCAGATGCGGGTATAGAATATACATCTCCCCCAACAATTAATGTTATTGGTACAGGCAAGTTAGCAAAACTAACTGCTAATATTACAAATGGTTCAATAACATCAATCAATGTTATTGATGGTGGTAGTGGGTATGCTGAAAATACAAGAATAGAAGTCATCCCAACTGGTATCAATGCTCAGTTGAGTCCAGAGATTCATGAATGGGCATTCAATGATGTAGAAAGATATAAAGTAGCACTCCAACTAGATAATTCTTCAATCCTGAAAAAGGATAGACTGAATAGAGAGATGGTTCAGATTAATTCTGGAACTCCTCTAAAACAAACCAAGTTAGTGTCTTTCTATCCCGGAGCACACTATCGTGGTATATTAAAAGATAACCTTGATGGTAATGGAGATGAAATCACCACAGGATTTGCTCACTCCCCAATAGTTGGATGGGCATATGACGGTAATCCAATCTATGGTCCATATGGTTTTGCGAATGCAGTATTTGATGGTGCAAATACTGGTGGAACTAAAGTAATGTTATCAAGTTATGAACTTGATTTAGAAAGTTCTACTTCACTCAGACCACCTGGATTTGATGATGGATTCTTTATCCAAGACTATGTTTATAAAGCAACTGGTGATCTTGATGAGTATAATGGAAGATTCTGCAAAACAGATGAATTCCCTGAAGGAACATATGCATATTTCTCCACTATAGATAATTCCGAGACTTTCTCTTCCATCATTGGTCTTGCATATCCATATATTACAAAGTCACACTACAATCAAACTGACACTTTCAACTACGATTCTCTTCGTAGTCAAGCAGATTCAACGATCAATACTGGTGAGTATAAGAGAAATGTAACTCACCTCGGATTGAATGATCCTTCTAGGGAGTATGTCTTCTTAAATGATTCCATGTCTTCTGATGTAAAAGTTACCATTCAAGACATTAAACCATCCAGGGTTGGTTCTGTTGACGTTCTGAATTCTGGTTCTGATTATAAGGTTGGTGAACAAATCAACTTCAATGAAGAATCAATTGATGTTGAAATTGCTGAAGTAAAGGGAAAAGATATTGTCTCCATTGCAACTTCTGATACTACACTGAAAAATACTATCTTTAGTGTTAGAGGTAATGTAGTCACTGGTGTTACTACAATTCCACATGGTTTCTTCGATGGTGATATTGTTGAAATCACTGGCATTGGTTCTGCAATTTACAAAAACCTTGAAGGATTTACTCCTGTTGGGGTTGCTACAGTAATAACCAATACCACACTGGCAATTGGTCAAACAACAGCGACTGGTATTACTACTACAATTTCACTAAGTGCTTCTACATTTACAAATAAATTTGAAGTAGGCAATATTATCAGGGTCAATGATGAGTTGATGAAGATTGTTGGCGTTGATAATGTCAACAACAAATATAGAGTTACTAGAGTCGTTAATGATAGTACCGGAAGTAATCATGGAACAAATTCTATCGTTAGGTTGCAACCCCAGGTTTTCAGATTCATTATTGATCAAGAGTTAGAAAATAAAAATATACAGATCGGGCATCAACAAAACTTTGCAAAATCTGCTATTGGTATAGGTGCTACTTATTTTTCATCTGTTGTTGGAGTTGCTGGAAGTTCAAATATTACGGTTTCAATTCCAGATCGTGCAATTTTCCTTCCTGGACACAAGTTTAATACTGGTGATCAACTGAGTATTGTCTCTGTTGGAGGAACAATTCGTGCTTCTGCAAAGTCAGACTTATCCAATCCCTTTGATATCTCTACAACTTCTCTCTTTGCACTTAAGATAAGTACTGATTTTATCGGAATTGCAACTTCTAAGGCATTCGTTGGTATCAACTCCACGATTTACTTTGTTGCTGCTTCTACAGGAGATAATCACACACTGCAACAGGTAAAAGATAATCTTACAGGCACTGTTAGAAAAGTATTTGCTGACGTTGGAGTTGCAACTGCTCATGGATTGCAACTGGGAGATGAAGTTACATTTGGTATAACTCCTAATAAAGTTCAACAGTTTGTCCTTAAATTTAATACAGATCTGAATAAACTGGTTGTAGATCCCAAGACCTTTGCTCCTACTGGAATCACAACTATTGCATCAGATATCGTATCCGTAAAACACGGATTGAATACCGGTGATCTTGTTGTTTATACAAATGCTGTTGGTGTTGCAACACCCCTCCAGAGCAGTAGAGAGTATTATGCAATTAAGATTGATGAGGATACGTTTAGACTTGCAGAAACAAGAGTTGATGCATTGGAGTTCCCATTCAAGAATATCATTATTACTCAGCAAGGACATGGAACTCATGAAGTTGCAAAAATAAATCCAAAGATTGAGATTATCAATGGCGGAAGATTTGCACTGAATACTTCAGATGTAAGTCTTTCTGGATATGATATCAATTTCTATAAAGATAATGACTTCCAGTGTAGATACGAATCCACTAATATTAAGAGAGACGGAGTAATTGGTGACGGTGTTGCTGGTACACAAATTATAGTTGATATTGACAAAGATCTTTTAAATAATTTCTATTATAGGATTGAAGGAGATGATGTACAATATACAAACACATATCCAACATCTGTAGATGAAACTGTAGATAATTACTCTACTATCACCAAAGTAGAATCTAAGTTCAATCAAAACTATAAGATCACAGGAATTGGAGATACTACCTTTACCTTTACTTTGGTTGGTTCTGCCGAGACAACATCTTACACTCCTGCGGGATTCAGCACTGGATTCTATTCTACCAGTTCAGCAACTGCTATTGGTGGAATTCATTCAGTTAAGGTGGTAAATGATGGTAATAACGTCAAAGAGTTCCCAGCAATTACATCCATAGGAACCACCACAGGAGTCAATGCAGACTTGAAGATAACGAATACAGATATTGGCGAAGTTACAGATGCATTAGTCACTATTCCTGGTATTGATTTCTCAGAAGATACAACTATCAAACCAAAAACAGATAGTTCTCTTGTAATGAGACTTAAAAATATCAGAACATTGAAGGGAGTTGGTATTGTTACTGCTGGTAATGATTACAATGTTCCACCAAAAGTTATTGCAATTGGAAACGACAGCATAATTACAAAAACAACACTTGAGGGTGGTTCTGTTGGAGAAGTTGAAGTTATCTCCAGTGATAGTAATCTGAGAGAAGATCTTAGGGTTATTGCAACCAATAACTCAAATGGAGTTGGTGTTGTTAATGCTACCTCTGCTTCTGGTGTAAATGAAATTTCACTCAAAGCACCACAAACTCTTGCTGGATTTGGAGACAATTTCCCATTCAAAGTGGGAGATCAAATCTTTGTAGAAAACATCCAGATCACTAATGCTTCTCTTGCAGACGGATACAATTCAAGTGATTACGGTTTCAGAACCTTTGAAGTGACTGCTATCAATACTGTTGCTGGTACTGAAAGTGTTAGTTATAATATTACTGGTTTAGGTTTTACCGGTGGAGACTATAACATTGCTCAGAATGCACAGTTTGGTAGAGTAATTAAAGCAACCGATCTGGCAACATTCAAACCAGAATTTGATGTCATTCGATTCACAGAAGGAGAAATAATTGTTGATGCTAATGATCCAAACATATTTGGTATTGTAGCACAAGATGGATGGGATGAAGAATCAGGCATACTGAGATTGAATGGTGTCAATGGTAAGTTCACTGCGGATACAGTTGTTCGTGGCACCGTAGGTAACTTTAAAGCAACTATTTCTGAAATTACTGAGTTCGACTTTGATTTTAATGTGGGAAGCACTTCAAGAGATGCTGGGGTGTGGAAAGATGATATTGGTAAAATGAATGACAATCTCCAAAGAATTCATGATAATGATTACTATCAAAGATTCTCATACAGTATCCGTGGTGAAATTCCACTAGAAACTTGGGAAGAGACTGTTGATAGTTTAGACCATACTGCTGGGTATAAGAACTTCTCAGACTTCCAAATTATTACTTTCCCGCCAAAGAAAGCAAATGTTTCAATTGCGGACACAGCACAGTTTAATCTTCTGGTGGATATTGAAAATGAAGCATCGGTACATTCAAGAACAAGTTATGATCTTGCTTCAGAAGATACAGAATCAGTAGGACTTTCTAAGATCATCAAATTTGATTCTAAGGTAATTACTGATTACAATGAATCCAGAACTAATAAAGTTCTAATGATTGATGATATTGGTCCTCAATTTAATGGTGTTGGAAACTCTGCTGGTCAACTTGTTGGTCTGAGCACTTTTACCATATTAACTGATGGTAAGTCAATGCTTCACCATACAGTCAATCCTGCGACTGGTGTTGGCAGCAGTGTAATCACAATTACAGATCATGAATTTAATACTGGTGAAGAACTTGTATATGATCCAACAAATGCTGGTATCAATACTGGATCTCGTTTGAGTATTGGATCTACCAGTGTTCCTGGCATTGGTCTTACCACTCTTCTTCCAGATAAGGTATTTGCAATAAGAGTAACTAAGGACCAGTTTAAAGTTGCTATTAGTACAGCAGACTTAGCACTTGGAAGATTTGTATCATTTACTAATAGTGTTGGTATTGGTTCAACTCAATCATTCTCTACCGAGGGTGATCTTGCAACTACTAGAAGTATGATCACGATTGACAATATCATACAAAGTCCTATTGCAGTAAAACCAGTAGGTGTTGCTATCACTATGTCTGAGGCAGTTGGAATTGGTTCAACTCAGATTACAGTCAGTGATTCATCGAAGATTTTAGGTAAGTCCTTGCTGCGATTTGAAGATGGGGAGATTATTAAAGTTGATCTCGTAAACGCAGGTAACGTTCTTAATGTCCAACGTGGAGCAATGGGAACAGTTGCTGCTGCACATACTGTTGGTGCTGCTAGCAGCGTCGTTACAGGCGATTACAGGATCAAGCAGGGTAAGATTTACTTCAGTGATGCACCATATGGACCTGCTGGTGTTGTTGGTATAACAACTAGATCAACATTCTCAGGTAGAATTTTTTATAGATTAAACTATGATAAAAATATAATTCTTGATGATATTTCCGAATCCTTCAATGGTACTGCTGATCAATTTGCAATGATCAGCAGTGGTGTCGCAGTAACTGGTATCACTACTAGTCATGGTGCAGTTCTGATTAACAATGTCTTCCAGAAACCTTTCTTTGGTGATGTTGGTTCTATCTTGAAATCTGATTATAGAGTTGTAAAAACAAATACCGGAGAGGATCTTGATTTCACTGGAACTGGACCAATTGGTGATCTTCCCCAAGGTGGTATTATCAATGAGTTTACAGCAACTTCTGGCACAAATTATGCTGTTCCTGCTCGTGCTATCGGTGTTGCAGTAGTAAATGGTTCTGGTGTAATTACTGGAGTTACAGTTGGTGTTGGCAGTACCGGTGTTCGTTCTGGTGGTGGCGGTCACTTATTCGCACCGAATGTCTCGATTGCAGACACATTGGGTGGTGGAACAGGTGCTGCTGTTACCGCAACAGTTGGTGCTGGTGGAACAATCACCGGATTCACTGTTGTATCTGGTGGTACTGGATATACTCAGGCAACACCACCTCAAATATTTACAGACGAACCTGCACCATACAAAGGTCTCACATTGACGGGTGGTACTGGTTCTGGTGCTGAGATGGACGTTGTTGTTGGAACTGGCGGTAGCATTATTAGTTTCAGTATGTCTAAGCGTGGCATTGGATACAAAGAGGGTGATGTTCTTGAATTGAGTGGTCTACCATTCGATCCGGTTGGAATTGGTTCTACCAATATGCTGGTAACTGTTGATAACAAGTTCCAAGATAAGTTCTCTGGATGGGCATTTGGTCAACTTCTTGAGTTAGACGATTTTAGTATCGGATTTAATGGTGCTAAAACTAACTTCCTCATCACCAGAACAGAAACCACCAAAGAATTCTACAGTATTGTTGCCAAAGAAGGTTCTGGTATCATACTCCAAAATAACTTCTTAATATTCATGAATGATGTTCTCCAAAAACCAGGAGTTGATTATGAATTCAATGGTGGCACAAGACTTAAGTTTAAAGAAGCACCAAGAGCAGGAAGTAATTTTAAAATTTACTTCTATACTGGTTCTGAAGATGACTTCCTTAAAGTTGATATTGATGAGACAATCAAACGTGGTGACAGACTGAGACTCCAATATCAAGATCCTTTTGCTAGTCAGGAACAGAGAGTTATCTATGAATTAATTGCCTCTGATACTGTTGAGACTGAAACTTATACAGGTGTTGGCATCAATACCGATACTGCATTCCTGAGACCTGTAGAATGGACCAAACAAACTTCTGACGTTATTATTGATGGTCGTTCTATCTCAAAAGCAAGAAACTCTCTTGAACCACAGTATTATCCATCAACTAATATTATCGCACCTGTTGGTGATACGGACACTTCAATATCTGTTGAAAATGCCTGGTCATTTGAAAAAATTGATAACCTTGGACAAACACAACAGGATATCAGACTTGTAGGAGCAACTGGAATTGGATTGACTATTCCAACTGTTGAAACGATTCAGCAAGTTACATATGAAGGTGACTACGGACTTATTGAAGATATCACAGAGTTTGCCTCTGGTGAATCTGGCGCAATTGACTCATTAGACACACTTAAGTTTAGAGTTATACCAGACCCAGAGATTTTCATTCCCTCAGGACTTTCAGCAGCAAACAAGGTCACAAGCACCGGTATTTCTACAGGAGATTATTTCGTAGTCAGAAATACTAGAATTGGTAGTGGTGTTACTTCAATTGATGGAGATGTATCTACTGTCGTTGCAAATGGAGCAGATTTCATTGATAATGTTTATCGTGCTTCAAACGTTGTTGCTATTGCTGGAACAGATGCAAAACTTGTATCTGCAAATGTTCTCTCTGTTGTAGGAGTAAACACTGCTTTACCCGATAACTTCAATATTAAGAGATATGGAAACTTCAGTTGGGGTAAAATCATTACAGGATCTAGAAATGGATCATCGTTTGTATTCCAAAAAGACAATCCACTTTCTGGAGTTACTACTTCTGCACACGTTTCACGAATTACTGAACTAAAAGCAGAGTACTAAATTTAGTATAAATAATCAAAAAATCGGACAGACATGCCTGCCATAATCACTGACCAATTTAGAATTTTGAATGCGGAGACCTTTACCAAGTCCGTGACTGGTATTGGCACGACTTCAAACTTTTATTATACCTTTTTGGCACACCCCAATCCTGCGAATGTTTCTATTGTAGACTATGGTGATGCTAATTGGGCAACCACACCACCAGATCCAAGAGATTCTTTCCAACAAGAGGATAGATATTCTGATTCAATGCTGTTCTTGAAAAAGATTGGCATTAATGATTTTGCAAGAATTGTACCAAGAGTTAATTGGGCTTCTGGTATAACTTATGACATGTATAAAAATAATTATGATATCACTAATGATGCACCACAAACTAGTGCAAAGACATTATATGAGTCTCGCTTCTATGTTGTAAATTCTGAATTTAAAGTTTATATCTGCATCAATAATGGATCAAGTCCCGATTTTCCAGATGGCAGACCATCACAGTTTGAACCAACCTTTGTAGATACTGCTCCTCAGATAGCAGGAGATGGTTCTGATGGATACCTTTGGAAGTATCTTTACACAATTGCCCCTGCGGATATTGTTAAATTTACGACAGAGAAGTATATGCCAGTTCCTCCAAGTTGGGGAGATGTTAATACTGCGGCAGTGAAGGATGCTGCTGTTCGTGGTCACATTGAAACAGTTATAATCAAAAACAGAGGAACTGGATATACAGCAGGAACTACTACAGATATAGACATTCTTGGTGATGGAACCGGAGGAAAAGTCTCCATTACTGTAACTGATCAGGAAGTTTCTTCTATTGAAGTTACAGATGGTGGAAAAGACTACACTAAGGGATTAATTAACTTTACTGGTGCCGGTGGTTCTGGTGCAGAATTTGAAGTTATTATTCCACCAAAGGGAGGTCATGGAGCAGATATCTATCGTGAATTAGGTACATATAGAGTAATGATTTACTCTAAGTATGATACTGCTGCTGACTTTGCAGCACAAAATAACTTCTCAAGAATCGGTATTGTAAGAAATCCAAATGAATTTGGAAGTTCGACATCCATCCTAAATAAAAATACCGCAACCTCGCTCGGTGCATTGAAGTTGACAGGTGCTGGAAATACTTCTGACACCATTTACAAACTAAATGCTGAAATCAGACAATCAGTCGGTACTGCCGGTTCATTTGCTGTTGGTTATGTTGCTTCTTGGGATAGAGATACTGGAGTCCTGAGATATTATCAACCAGTTGGTTTTACTACTTTAACGGGTAATAACTTCAAAAACGTTGATTTTGAAAGTAATGGTAATGTGATCAACACTTCTCCATCTACTGATGTTGAAGGTAGTCCTTTACAACCTGATACCACATTTAATGGTTCCAGTATAACACTTAGCAATAAGGTAGTTGATTTAGGACAAACTTTCGCTGGTGGTAAAGCAAATCCAGAAGTTGAAAAGTTTTCAGGTGATATCATCTACATTGATAACAGAGCACCAGTCGGTAGATCTGAATCCCAAAAAGAAGAAGTAAAAATCGTAGTAGAGTTCTAAGAACATGACCCAGAACACCAATCTCAATGTATCGCCTTATTTTGACGATTTTGATGAGGATAAGAATTATAATAAGGTATTGTTCAAACCTGGATTTCCAATTCAATCCAGAGAACTAACTACGTTACAGTCTATCCTACAAGGACAGATTGAGAAATTTGGACAGCACTTCTTTAAAGAAGGGTCAATGATTGTCCCTGGCGGCATATTCTACGATTCAGTCTATCCTGCAGTTAAGATTGATCCTACTTTCTTAGACGTTCCTGTTTCTGCGTACACTGCATACCTTAAAGATAATAACATTGAGATTCAAGGTGAGACTTCTGGTGTTAAAGCAACTGTTGTTAATTGCCTTTCGAGCACCGAATCAGTTGATAATGTAGACACTCTTTATGTCAAGTATACTTCTTCTGGAATTGATGGTGCATCAACTAAATTTACAGATGGTGAAACTCTGATTACATTAGAAGATATTAACTATTCTTCTACTACTATTACTGCAAATAATCCATTTGCAAGAGCAATTGTATCCGAAGCGACAAAGATTGGTTCTTCTGCTTCAATTAATGAGGGAGTTTTCTTTGTTAGAGGATTCTTTGTAAAAGTATCTCCAGCGACTGTAATCCTGGATCAGTATACAAATAGACCTAATTATAAGGTTGGTCTTCAAATTTCAGAAGATATCTTAACTGCTTCTTCTGTAAATCCAGACTTGTTTGACAATGCCAAGGGATTCTCAAACGAATCTGCTCCTGGTGCAGACAGACTTAGATTGTCTGCAACTCTGGTCAAGAAAACACTCAAAGACAATAACGATGCGAATTTCGTAGAATTGTTGCGTGTTGAAGATGGTATTGCTCAGAAGTTAGTCAATAGAACTGATTATAATATTTTCAAAGACGAACTTGCAAGAAGAACTTTTGACGAATCTGGTGATTATTACGTCAAGAAATTTGCTATTGATATCAGAGAAACTTTAAATGATAGACTTGGCAATAAGGGCATCTATGCTCCAGGTCAATTAACCCAGAGAGGTAACACTCCTTCTGACGACCTTCTCACCCTTCAGATATCCTCTGGTAAAGCATACGTAAAAGGATACGAAGTTGAGAAAATTAGTTCAACTTCACTTGATAGTCCCAAACCAAGAACTACTAAGAAGAAAAATAATATCAGTGTTCCAGTTAAAATTGGAAACAATCTTCAGGTAGAAAACCTAAGGGGTCAACCAACTATTGGATTCACCAATAATAGTATAGTAGAACTCAGAGATCGTAGACTTGCCCAGGATGGAACTATTGATGGTGCAGCAGCACTTGTCGGTAATGCTAGAGTTTATGATATCAGTAAGAGAAATATAGCAGGTGTTGGTACAGAAAGGTTTGATTTAAGACTCTACGATATTCAAACTTTTACCACTATAACACTTGGACTTGCAGTTACCGCTGGAAATGCAGCACATGTTAGAGGTGTATTCAGTGGAGCAACTGGTCATCTTAAGGATGCAGTTACAGCTGGAACAGTTCTCAATCTGTTAGACGTAACTGGTCAGTTCCAAATTAACGAACCAATTGAAATCGATGGACTTGCTGTAGGTAGAAACATCACAGTAGTCAGGGATAATGATATTCGTGATGTCAAGTCTATCGGTGCAACAAATTTTGCTTGCAACGTTTCGATGCAGCAGGCTACGAATCTCATTGAACCCGGTTCGGCATTCCAAATTGGAGCAGATACTGGTTCTGGTAGTGCTGTAACATCACCATCTGTTGGAGACTTCAGAAACGTTCCTGTCAGGGTCAATGATATTGTTTCATTTACCATTCCAGGTCAAACTCTGCCTACATTCAACAGAGTAAGCGCAGTTAGTGCTGGTTCACTCACCTTAGTTGGCGTTAGTACAGTAGTTGGTGTGAACACTGGTGGCACAGTAAAGGCTGCCAATGGTGGTGCTCTTGATAATGTTCAGAACTTTAATGTTGTTCAAGGTTTTATTGAAAAAGGAAATGCTCCAGGGAAAATAATCAAACTCCCTAATACTTCTATTTCGTCTATCAATCTTCTTGATAGTAGTTACATTGTAAGAAAGCAAAGAACTCTTAATGTTACTGCAACTACACTTACATTTAACATAAATGACCTTGGTGATGATACTCTGTTCTTAGAACCCTACAATCAAGAAAATTATAGTTTGACCTTTGCAAATGGTCATAAGGAAATTATTCTTCCATCTCAGGTTACAATTTCCTCTACTCTTAAAGAAATTCAGATTACAGGTCTTAGTCAGACTGGTAATAATGCAGTGCTTACTATTACTTGTAGAAGAAGCACTCTTACTTCTAAAACAAAGAACATCACAAGATGTGCTAACTTAGTTATATCAAGATCCAGAATTCAAGGTGCTGGTGCCGGTGCTACAACGTTCGATGATGGACTGACCTTCTCAGAAGCATTCCCATTCGGAACAAGAGTTCAGGATGAAAGTATTTCACTGAATGTTCCAGAAGTTACCAGAGTTCTTGGTATATTTGAATCTAATGATGCTAATGCTCCAACTCTTCCATCCCTTATTGGTTCTGCTCAAAGTGACACATTCTCTAATAATGTAGTTGTTGGAGAACAAATCGTTGGTGCAACCTCAGGTGCAGTTGCTCGTGTTGTTGATGTCGTAAGTGGCAACCAACTCAACTTTGTATATGAGAATGATAGAACTTTCGAGTTGTTAGAAACAATTACACTGCAAAGTTCTTCTATCACTGCAAATATTAACACACTTGTTGTTGGTGATAGAAATGTAAGTTATGACTACAGTCTAGATGCTGGTCAAAGAGCAGAATTCTGTGATATTTCAAGAATTAAAAGAAACGCAGATGCTGCTGAACCAACTAGACAATTGAGAGTTGTCTTTGATCATCTTACTACTGATGAGGGCACTGGAACAGTAGAATCTGTCAACAGTTATAATAATCTCAATTTCACATCAGAAGTTCCAGAAGTTAGTGGATTCAGAATATCAGACTTCATTGACCTGAGACCAAGGGCAAATACATATGCTCTCAATTCAACTGATTCTCCATTCGCATTTGAATCAAGATCATTCTCCAATTCAAACTCTGAAACTGCAGTAACCGATAGAACTCTTGTTGTTGACTATTCTCATTATCTTGGAAGAATTGATAGACTGTATTTAACTAAGGATGGAGAGTTCTTAATTAAGCAAGGAGAACCTGCAGAGTTTCCAAAACTACCAGTTGGTAACACCGAAGGATTTGAGGTCGCTGTTATCACTATGGACCCATATGTGTTCAATGCGACTTATGACACTACTCTGAAACTTATTCCTCATAAGAGATTCACCATGAAGGATATTAGTGGAATTGAGAATAGAGTTAAGAATCTTGAAAATTATACTACACTTTCCCTGCTTGAAACTGATACTAAGAATCTTTCAATCAAGGATCCTAATACTGGACTGGATAAGTTTAAGTCTGGTTTCTTTGTAGATAACTTCAGAAATCACAGTGGTGCTAACCTGCAAGGTGAATCAAGATTTGATATTGACATCAAACGTGCTGAATTACGTCCACGTTCTGCCGAAAGAAACGTTACTCTGCAGTTTGAAACCGTATCGACTGAAGCAAACTTCACAGATGCCGATTACGCTTGGGCAGATGATTTCTCTGATGTTAATGTAACCAGAAAGGGTCCTGGACTTACTCTTAACTTTGAAGAAGTAGAATTCATTGATCAACCACTTGCAACTAGAACAGAAAACCTGAATCCATATCACATTGCACTGTATGCTGGTTCAATCGACCTGTCTCCTGCTACAGACTACTGGATTGAAGAGATTGTTCTTGCTACTCCCGATATTGTTCAGGTTGATTCCGTATTCAATGGTATGGCGGAACTGCTTGCCGTCGAAGATCGTGAGAACGGTGGAATGGCAGCAAGTTGGTGGAATTCTTCTGAATTCACCTGGAATGGTGATGATAGAGTGTTTGATACTGAACTAGTTAACAGCACAACACTTAGTTCTTCAAGCGGTAGCAGCACCAGCACCAGCACCAGCAGTTCTCTATCGGCGTTTGAACCAGGAAGAGGTCGTCGTAGAACTACAACAACCACGACTACTGAAAGTAGTTGGTGGAGTGCTACTATCAGAGATGATTTTGTAGATACTGCTTTTGAAACTGGTGAAGAAAGAGTATTTGGTCTTGAACTTTCTTCTGGATTGGAAGAGGTCAGTCTTGGAGACAGAGTTATTGGAATAGAAACTCTCCATAACTGTCGTTCCAGAAATATTCATGTAACTGCTAAGAAACTGAAACCAAATACAAAGTATTATGTCTTCATGGAAAGTGTTGACATGAATGAATTCGCATTCCCCAAGAATCTGCCAATTACAATGGTAAATGGTTCATTCAAGACTGGTGATATTGTCTCCAGTGTTAGTTTGGCACAAGTTGGAGCACCACAGATTAAGTTCCGTGCAGCACAGCATAACCACGAGATTGGTCCATTTAATAATCCACAAGTTACTATTCCTGGACGTAGTGCTAATTATTCTGGAACTTCAGAGTTCATCAATATTGACCTTGCAGACCTTTCTAATCAAACGAAACCAGAACACCTCGGATTCGTTAAGAAGGGCATGTTCATTGTTAACAGCGATGGAACTGCAGAAGCACAGATAGGTGAAACACAGTTGATCACTGATGATAAGGGTGAGTTACAATTCTCCCTCCACATTCCTGATCCAGTTGTTGCCGCTAATCCCAAGTTTACCACTGGATCAAGCACAATCAGAATAACTTCATCTCCTGTCAACTCACCTGTACTAGATCCGGGTGGTAGTTCTGCTGAAACTGAGTATCTGTCTTCTGGATATGCCACGAGTTATGAAGAGCAAGTTCTTGCCATTAAGTCGCCAGAAGTTGATAGAAGATTCGTTGAATCTCTGGATGCTATAAGACTTACACAGAATGAAAGATCTCAAACTAGAGTAGAAAGTGGTTCTTCTTCTAGTTCCAGCAGCACCAGTGTTACCGGTGAATACTTTGACCCACTTGCACAATCCTTCCTGATTACTGCTGAAAATGATAATGGAACAGAATCTGACGGTATATACGTAACTGGTGGTGAAGTATACTTCAAGACTAAGGATCCCACAGTTCCAGTTACGGTTCAAATCAGAACCATGAGAGATGGCACACCAACAACCCAGGTTGTACCATTCGGTCAGGTTAATATTGCATCAAATGACGTTAACTTGTCTGATGATGGTAGTGCTGCAACAACATTCTCGTTCCCAACTCCTGTTTATCTGCAAACTGGATATGAATATGCTCTGGTTCTTATTGCACCCACAGAGAAGTATCTGGCATTCATCACTAGAATGGGTGAAGAAGATCTTCAACTCAAAGCAGTCTATAATAAACAACCATACCTTGGATCACTATTCAAGTCACAGAACCAGTCAACCTGGACTCCAAGTCAGTTGGAAGACCTTAAGTTCAAACTGAATAAGGCAAAGTTTGTAACCAATACTCCCGTTTCAGTTTCGTTCTACAACAGCGAACTTCCTAGAGTTGGCATTAGAAAGATCAATCCAATTCAATCGTTCTCTAAGAGACAGTTTGTTGGTATTCCTACATCAACCGTAAATTATGAACCTGGCAATTCACTTGTTCAGGGAACAACTACGGGTAATGTATTTGCTACTGGTAGTCGCTGTGGTCTGGTTGGTATGACCACTGCGCTGGTTCAACCAACTGCTGGTGTCGGTTTAACTGATAATGTTTATACTGGTATTGGATTTACATCCCTCACTGGTTTCGGCGTATCCTGCACTGCAAATGTTACTGTTTCTGGTGGAGTAGTTACCCAAATTCAAATTGCTAATGGTGGTGTTGGATATCAGGTTGGAGACCTTCTGCTGATGAATCAACTTGGTTCAACTGGAAGTGGAGTAAGAGTTACTGTTGGTGTTGCGACTGTAACCAACCTGATTGTTGTTGATGATGTTAAAGGTTCATTTGCTTCTGGTTCTGCATATAACTTTGTTGATAACAATGGCACTAGCACAGCACAACCAGCAATTCAGTTCGTCAATGATGATCCAATCAGAGACGGTAAGACAATGCTCTTCAGTCACTTCAACCATGGAATGCATTCAAGTCAGAACAAACTTAGAGTGTATAATGTCGCAAGTGATGTCGCTCCAACAACTCTGACTGCTGCATTTAACGAAGGCGATACAGTTATTAAAGTTACAGATGGAACTGCATTTGCTAACTTTGAAGGAGCAGCAGTTGGTACTGGAAACACTGGTTATCTACAAATCGATCAAGAAATCATTGGTTATCAGACAATTTCCGGTAATGACATTACTGTTTCAGAGAGAGTTGTAGATGGCAGTCTCAAATCTAACCATGCACAAAACTCAACTGTCTTTAAATATGAGTCAAATGGTGTAAACCTGTTGAAGATTAACACACTCCATAATATTGACCCAAGAGCGAAAACATTCAATAGTTATCATGTAAGTCTTGATAACACTGCTAAATTATTCGATGCAACCAAAGCAATTGGTGGCAACAATGTTCAAATAACTCAGAACATTCCCTTTGAATACATTAGACCAAATATCAATCTTGTCAGTCCTTCAGGAACATCTGTTTCTGCAAGAATTAGAACAACTACAGGAACAAGTATCAGTAGCAATGAAGCATCATTCACCAATACTGGTTACGAGGGTGTTACACTGAATCAGTTGAATCGTCTTGATAGTCCAAGACTAGTTGCATCTCAGGTAAATGAAACTGCACTTCTTAATGGTGAAAAATCATTTGAACTTGAAATGCTGCTATCAACTACTGACGAGAACGTATCTCCCATGGTTGACCTTGACACAACTAACATTGTTGCAATCAGCAACCTTATCAATGATCCACAAGTCGATTATGATATTGATAGTAGAGTCAATGTTCCTGGATTTGATCCTAACTCTGCAATCTATGAAACCAAGAGAATCAATCTTGAGTTTACTTCTAACTCTATATTCGTCCAATTGGATGGACATAGAATGGGAGAGTCACAAATCAGAGTCTTCTACAGACTGTTTAGAAATGACGAAAATGAGACTGGTCAAACTTATATCCCATTCAATGGGAATGGTTTATCAGACAATACTGTAAATCCAAATAAGAACGAGAATGGATTCAGCGAGTATAAGTATACCGCAGAAAACACTCCACAGTTTAATGGATTCCAGGTCAAGATTGTTATGACATCTCCTGACCAATCTGAGGCTCCAAGAATTAAGAACTTGAGAGCAATTGCCCTAAGAACATTTGATTCCCCAGTATGACCGAGCGTTTAAAAGTTGATTCCGACACATCCCTTTATAGGGATATGTCGAATGGTGCTATCGTTAATTCTAATAAAAAAGAATACGATAAATTCATGGAACTTTCCAAAAGGAAACTTAAGGAAAAGCAGGAAATGGATAAACTGAAAGATGAAGTGAAGGATATGAAGTCCGATATTCAGGAAATAAAGTCTCTACTGTTATCCATAGCGAAAAATGATTTATAAATACCAGTAGATAGATCTAACTGACTGTAATAATGGCAGCATATGTAAGCAACATTGTAGTTGACGTTGGTGCAAATTTCGACCAATCGTTCAACCTTGAAAACAACGCAAATGCTCCACTTGATTTAACAGGATTTACTGGTGCAGCAAAATTGAAAAAATCAGCAGCGTCACTGACAACTGCTGCCAACTTTGTTGTATCCTTTCCAAACGCAACAGAAGGACAATTAAAGATCTCTTTAGGGTCCTCGATCACCTCTGGACTGAAACCTGGTAGATATGTATATGATGTTCTATTAACTGATGCTTCTTCACTCAAAACCAGGGTTGTAGAAGGTAGTGCTATCGTTACCGCTGGAGTTACCACAGGTTAAAACATATGGCAGATATTAAAGTCAGAGTTGGATCACAAAATGCTATTAAGGTTTTATCCTCCTTTGCTGGAGGCGGTGGAACTTTAGGTGGACTATCTGATGTTGACATCTCGGGAGTTCAGGACGGTGCAGTTCTGGTCTATAACGGGACAACTAACAAATTTGAAGCAACTTTAGAATTAACGCCTGGATCAACCCAAAATTTGGATATCAATGGAGGAAATTTCTAAGCCATGGCAAGTATAATTAGAGTAAAAAGATCTACGGGCACTGGCGCTCCAGGGAGTCTCAACTTTGGTGAATTAGGTCTTACAGTTGGTGTAGGAACCCACGGTAATAAAGGTGGGAGACTATTCGCTGGTGATAACGCACAGAATGCTCAGGTAGTTGGTGGTAGATACTACACCGACTTATTAAGTATTGCTCCTGGTCTGGTAGCAGGTCAAGCAAACCCCACAACTGCAGCAAATGGATTTGTTGCTATTGTTGACCAGACTGGAAGGGTCGATCAGTGGAACGTAGATAATTTAAGATTAGATACAAATACATTATCTTCTACTGATACCGATGGAGACATCATCCTTGATCCTAATGGATCTGGTGAGATTGTCATTCCTGATGATACCAAACTTACTTTTGGTACAAGTAAGGATGTTAGTATTGAATATGATGAGGATGGCGATAATCAAATCGTAGTCACTGGTCACGGATGGCAGTGGAACTCTCCTCAGGTATTTGGTAGTGTTGGCATTTCATCTAACACCATTTCCACCAAATCTGGTAGTGGTAACCAACTGTTCATTGACCCATATCCTGATGGTCTGAGCAATGAAGGTACGGTTATTATTAAAGGTGACCTACAAGTTGATGGTACGACAACTACTGTTAACTCAAATCAAGTTACAGTTAATGATGCTATTTTTGGTATTGGTGATGTAACCAGTATCAAGACAGTCATGGGAACTGTCGCATCTGGTGTATCTACTGTTCTGCTTGATTCAGTTGCTGGCATCAACACTGGAGACCAACTAGCAGTATCGGGTATTGATGCTTCTGGTATCGCTACGGTTACCGCATATAATACTGCAACCAAGGTTGTAACATTTACAGGTACAGCAGTTGGTGTTACTACTACATCACAAGTAACTGTTACTCATGGATTTGATACCAATACAGACCGTGGTATTTCATTCAGTTACAATGTAAGTAGTGGAGTTGGTAATAACAAGGTTGGTTTCTTTGGATTTGATGATAACGCTCTCTCAAATAATGTATCATCTAAAGATAACCATGGAACTCATGGAGATGCAAGCAGAAAGTGGACTTATATTCCTGATGCTACCATTAATAATAATGTTGTATCTGGAACCAAAGGTTTCTTAGATGTTAAAGGTATCTACTATCAGTCTGGTAACTTTAATACTGGTGGTGCTGTCTACTTCGACAGTGATGGTCTGCAAAGATCAACCAATGCCCCAACAGATGCTGTAAATTCAAGAACTTCTACGCAAGTTCTGACTGCTCTAACTGAAATTACAATTGCTTTACCATCTGGACAGACGATTGCCCAGGATGCTCTGGTTACTCAACAGAATAACAGCACAGCGTTTGGTGTGTGTAAGGCAACGATCACTGGTGGAACCACTCTTACTTTGATCGGTGTTCAAGGAACATTCGATACGTCAAATGATCTGGTTGTAAATGGTGCTAGTATTTCAGTCGCACCAAATACGGTAACTGTCGTATATGAAAACAAACCAACTTGGACAAACACTCTCGATGGAGGAACCTTCTAGAATTATGAATAGTGACGTTGACGTGAATATCTTGATTAAGAATTATCATTCTAAAATTGCTACATTAATGAATCAAAATATTCTTTTAGAAGCAAAACTGGAGTCTTTGACAAAAGACTACGTTGAATTGCAAAACAAAGTTAAATATCAGGAAGCAGGTATCGAAGAATGAGCAAACCATCGACCAGACAAGAATTGATCGATTATTGTCTTAGGAGACTTGGATTTCCTGTTTTAGAAATTAACGTAGATGATGATCAGATTGAAGACCTGGTTGATGATGCAATTCAACATTGGCAGGATTACCACTTTGATGGTTATCAAAGGATGTTCCTGAAGCATAAAGTCAGTGGAGCAGATAAAGCAGTAATAAGGTCTGGTATTACAACAACCACAGTAACTAATTCTTCTGGTATTGGTGTTACAACAGTGGGTTGGGAAGAAAACCAGAACTTTATTCAACTCCCAGAGCATGTTATCGGGATCAATAAAGTATTCAAAATGGATAACAGCACCATATCTAGTGGTCTGTTCAATATCAAATATCAACTGTTCCTGAATGATGTTTACTACTATGGAGCACTTGATCTTTTAAATTACTCAATGACCAAGACATATCTTGAGGATTTGAGTAGAATTATCACTCCAGATACACAGTTAAGATTCAATAGAAAGAATGGTAGATTATACGTAGATATTGATTGGCGTGAATTTAATGAAGACAACTACCTTGTATTAGACTGTTACCGGTTGATTGACCCAGCAGATTCTACATTAGTTTATAACGATTGGTGGTTAAAGAAATACACTACTTCACTGATCAAGAGGCAGTGGGGTCAGAACTTGATTAAGTTCCAAGGAGTGGCACTTCCCGGTGGTGTTCAACTGAATGGAAGGCAACTCTATGATGATGCCGTGGCAGAGTTAGAAGTTCTAGAACAAGAACTTAAAGACACTTATCAAGAACCACCTTTCGATTTGATAGGTTGATATATCATGCCATTAAATTCTTATTTTTTACAAGGATCCCAAGGAGAGCAGAGACTCGTTCAGGATCTCATTAACGAACAGTTAAAAATATACGGACAAGATATCATTTACCTTCCAAGGAAATTGGTAAGTCAAGATGCAATTCTGAATGAAACAATTGCTACTGAATTTGATGACTCGTTCAGAATGGAAGCGTATCTAGCAAACTATGAAGGGTTTGCAGGTAGTGGAGATATTCTATCTAAGTTTGGTGTTCAGTCAACAGATCAGATTACTCTGATAATCTCAAAGGAAAGATATGAGGACTTTACTTCCCCATTTTTACAAGGAGAAGATGTCATAGTATCATCGAGACCAGCAGAAGGTGACTTGATTTATCTGCCTCTCGATAATACTATCTTCGAGATCAAATACGTAGAAGCGAAGAAACCATTCTATCAACTGAATAAGTTATTCGTCTATCAGTTGAGTTGTGAAGTCTTCGATGCTGCACTCGATGAACAGGTCATTACTGGAATCGAAGAAGTCGATCAGGCAGTATCCGACTTTATCTTCACCACCAAAATTACAATGGTTGGTCTTGATGCACAGCAAGCAACAGCAACTATTCAACTTGCGAAAGACCTTGGTGGTGGTCCAAGCGATCTTGCTGTAAGCAGCATTGACCTTATCAATGATGGAACAGGATATACAGTTCCACCAATTATTGGTATTCAGACTGCACCTGGTGGTGGCATCAATGCTACTGCTGTTGCACTCATGACTCAGAGAACTGGTCAAGTGGGTCAGTCAATTGATAGTATTCAAATTACCAATCCAGGACTTGGATATACATTACCACCAACAATTACAATCCGTCCTCAGAACAATGATGGCACTGGTGGTATTGCAACTGCAATCCTAAGCGAAGGTGCTCTTGGACTTCCAAACATTACATTTGCTGGTGTTGGATATGGCGTCACACCAACAGTTGCAATTACAACAGCACCTTCAGGTGGAACTAATGCTTCTGCTGTAGTTATTGTTGATGCTGATGAAAGAGTTAGTTCTATCCGATACACTAATGCTGGTGCAGGATACACATTGGCACCAAACGTCACCATACAGGTCCCTGCGACCGGAATCAACTCCTCTAACTATTTGCCTGGAGAACTTGTCAGAGGCGTCTCTACGGGCACCACAGCGTATGTTCACAAGTGGGATTCTGACATTAATGTATTAGAAATTACAAATGCTTCTAGTAATTTTGCACTTGGAGAAATCATTGTAGGTATTGGAACTACTCAACTTGGATCTGATGCTGCTAGAAGAATTGAAGCAATTTCTGATCAGGATGAGTTTGATGAATTTGCAGATAATATTGAAATAGAGTCAGAAGCAGATACCATTCTTGACTTTACCGAAAGGAACCCATTTGGAGAGATCTAAATAGTTAGTATAGGCAAACCATGGTGTCATGTTAGGACAGTATTATTATCATGAGATTATACGAAAGACTATCATATCTTTCGGTACTCTTTTCAACAGCATTGAACTCCGGCATACGAAGCAGGACGGATCAGAGTTTTCTACTGTAAAGGTTCCGATTGCATATGGTCCTTCTGAGAAGTTTATTGCAAGATTAGAACAGAAACCTGACCCAAGAAGAAGAGTATCGATAACTCTTCCCAGATTAGGATTTGAACTGACTGGTATTCAATATGATGCTACTAGAAAGGTTTCTACGATGCAAACCTTTAAAGCATTTACTAAAGACGGAACTAAGACAGCAAGAAAAGTCTTCATGCCTGTTCCATACAATCTAGGTTTTAGATTGTCAATCATGACTCAATATAATGAAGATGCAATGCAGATCATTGAACAGATTCTTCCTATATTCCAACCAGCATTCAATGTAACAGTTGACTTAGTAGATGCAATTGGTGAGAAGAGAGACGTACCACTGGTTCTAGAAAATATCAATTTCCAAGATAACTATACTTCTGGGTATGAAGAGAAGAGAGTTATTGTTCACGACTTACAGTTTACAGCAAAGACATATCTGTTTGGTGCAATTGCTGATAATAGTGAAGGACTTATCAGAAAGGTTCAGGTCGATTATCATACAACTACAAATACCAAAACTGCAAAGAGGGAACTCAGGTATGTTGCTGAACCCAGAGCACTCAAGGATTACAATGATGATAATGTAACTACTCTTGCTGAGGATATTAACGCAGAACAGACCAAGTTCCTGGTCTCCAATGCAACAAGTCTCTTTGTTGATGGTTATATCTACATTGGCAAGGAACTCATACAGATTAGAGAAATCAGTAATGAAACACTCTTAGTGTATAGAGGAGTTGATGGAACTCAAGCAGATAGTCACATTAAAGGAGTATCCATTGATGCAGTCACTAAGGCAGATGATGATCTGGTAGAACCTGGTGATGACTTCGGATTCAGTGAAGAACGATTTGACTTTAGTGATTTCAAATCTTATAGTCCAACTAAGGGTACAGATGTATGAGTGACCAATTTGACAGCATAAACGATACCTTGGACATTGAGGTTCAGGCAGGAGAAATTGTAAAAGAGACCAAGAAAGAACTTAGAAAAATCAGTGGTCAAGAGGACCACCTTAAAGATTATGAGTATACTCGTGGTAATTTGTATTCTTTGATTGAGAAGGGACAGGAAGCAATCAATGGTATCCTTGAATTAGCACAGGAAGGTCAACAACCAAGATCATATGAGGTTGTTGGTCAACTTATCAAGAGCGTTGGTGATGTATCCGATAAGTTGCTTGATCTGCAGCAGAAGATGAAGGATCTAAATAAAGAGGAGAAGTCATCTTCACCAACGACTGTAAATAATGCACTGTTTGTTGGTTCAACTGCTGAACTGCAAAAACTGCTCAAGGATGGATTTAAAAAGGAATGAAAACATACAAACAATTCCAACATAATATCCAAGAGATTGATCAGAACCTAATGGGTCCTGGTATTGGTCTTGCTAGTGGTTTGAGCAATGTTGGCAAAGCAGTAGTAGGTGGTCTTTCTAGGATGGTTGCTGGTTCTGCCGGATCTTCAGCAATTCGTAAACCCAAACTTAAATTCAAAGGTCCAGGTGGAGATCCATCCGGGTCAGGTTTAGGTCAAGCACAGCGAAAAAGTAAATAACCATGCCAAAGAAATGGTCTGACAAGTATAAGAAGTCTATTGATTGTGATAACCCCAAGGGGTTTTCGCAAAGAGCTCATTGTCAAGGCAAAAAGAAGGTTGAAGAAGAAACTAATCCTCGTATTCCTAGAAAGAAGGGGCAACCTGCTAATTCAAAAAAACATTCCGATCTTTATACTGACGAAAATCCAAAAGGAACTATCCATGGACTCGGTTTTAAAGATGTTGCAACCGCTAAGGCATCTGTTTCTAAAATTCGCAATTCATCAAGATCTCATGCTCACAAGATCCAGGCAGCAGTTGCT